AGAGCCGGCGGAATTCGATCTTGCCGGCGCGCAGGCTGGAGTAATTCGCCTGGGTCAGATCGCCGGAGACCTGGTCGTAGGTGAGGCCCGCCCCGACAGCAGCGGCTTCAAGTGAGCGTCGCGCGAAGGCGGTATGCGACCCACCACCGGAGGGGTTCACCACACTTACATCACCCTGGCCGCGCCGGTAGAGGATCATCCCAGGCTCGAAGCTTTCCACCGCGCGGCCTTGAGAATCACGCAACAGGCTAGAAGATGGGGTGGTGAGCGTTTCTTCGCTCTCATCCGTCACCACGGCGGCAAGACAGGCTTCGATCTTGGCTTTCATCAGCAGCGCGGCTTCGTAATCGCCAAGGTCACGCAGCCGCAGCAGCACTGGCGCAAGCCAGGAGACATCGCGCAATTGCCCAGGCCGGCGCTTACGAAACACATGCAACACATCGCGCGCAGGGATGAAGTTGCTCGCCAGCCGCGCACCCGGCAGCATCCAGGCGCCGGGATGGGTTGGGAACAGCCAGTATCCAATCGGCTCACCTGCCGACCCAAGCGCGATGCCCTGGATAGTCGGCGCGCCATTCACCACGCCATTGCGCGCCGTATCCAGATGATCGCTTTCCAGCACCTGCAGGCTGAGGCCCATCGGGTTCCGCGGCGATGTCGGCACGGTCAATAGCCGGATGAAGCATTCGCCGCTTTCGACGACCGCGCGCATGGCCAGCGCTTGCAGGCCATAGAGATCAAGCTTGCCTTCCGCATCGCAGGCCGTGCTTTCAGCCCAGGACAGCCAGACCGCGCCATGCGCCGTCTCTGGCCAGCGGGTCGTGATGCCAGCACCGACAGCGTTGCCGGTCCAAAGATCCACGATGCGCGCGGCATAGGGATCATTGCGCACAGCATCGCGCGCACGCCGCGCGACGCTGGCAGCGGCCATGCCGACTTCGCCATTCGCGCTGCCACCAGAGGGCGACCAGGTCGATGCGCGGTTCTCCTGCGCAGCCGCGTAACCCCTGAGGGCCTGCCATGCAGCGCGCAGGTGAAGCTTCATCATGCGTTCCTTGTGAAGCTGGCGAGTGTAACGCCCGGCCGCCGTGCTGCGGCATTCTCGGCGCCGTAAAGCGCCGCAATGGCGCGGCCCAATTCATCCAGGCTGCGGTATTCAACCGTGCGGCCTTCGAAGGTCACGCGCGTGACTCCGCCGGTATAGGCGGAGGCCAGCACGGCTGCGCGGCTACCCGCGGGCTGTGCCAGCGCCCAGGCGAGGGTTGCGGGGTCCAAGATCGATCACCCGCCCGCGCCGCGCGAGAGGGCGCGTAGGATCGGCAGGATTTGCGCCCCACCCGCGCCAAGCGCGACAAGCACCGCGACGATGCCCCAGATCGCGCCCTCAATGCGGCGTGACTGTTTGCGGAGGCCACAGATTTCCGCACGCACCGCCGTGTAGCGCTCGGCGCAGCGCTCGACATGCAGTGCCAGATCCTCGCGCTCACGCGCGTGGAGTTCCCCATTGCTCATGATTTCCTCCCGAAAGTGATCAGCGCAGCCACCCACCACGCGGCGCCAGCCAACCGGGCCGGCGCATCAGTGGCGGAGGCTCCAGGTTCGCTGGTGTAGGCAACGACGCGGCGGTCTCAGTCTGCGGCACATCCACCGGCGCATTCGCGATATCCTCGCGCAGCCTTTGCCAGAACCGCTCGCCATAACGATCGGCGCCCAGCAACCACAGCGCCGCGCGCGCCAGCACCGCGCAATCCAGCGCCTCATTCCTGTCCCGCAGCTTCGCCCATTCTTGGCGTATAAAGCCGCGACGGTCCTTCACTTGGTGCAGCTGCTCCGCCACTAGCTGCTTGACCCATTCAACCTCGATCCCCTGCGGCAAATGCACCCAGCCAGGTGGGAATTCCGCCGCCTCGCCACGCCCAAGCCAAAGCCGGCGATAGAGATCAACCTTCCAGGTCGAAACCGACACCGTCCAAAGCTTCAGGCCACGCCGCAGCTTCCGCCCATCCACCAGCGCATCCACCGGCGTCGGCCCCTGCACCGGCTGCGCGCGGTTCCACCCATCCACGCCCTTTGTCGGCGCAATGCGCGGATCGCGCAGGCGCCGCAGATGGCCATAAACCGCCGCTGTATCGCGTCCGCCGGTATCAACGCAGGCCTTGGCGATGCGTATCGCGCCACCACCAGCACGCGGCCAATCGCGTGCCAGCAATTCGGCAAGCGCATCCCAGGGCGCGCGTTCACGCGGACTGCCAGCAATGACGATGTGATCCACCAGCCAGGAGGAATAGCCCTCGGCCCAGGCCCAGATATCGCACTCCAGCCGATCATCCTGCACATCGACGCCCGCCGTCAGCACCAGCGCTTCCTGCGCCACAACGCCAAGCCGGAAATCCTCGCGCCGTTCCACCAGGCGTTCCCAATCCGGCGCCTCGCCACGATCCTGCCAGGTCTCGCCAATCACGGTGTTGCGGAAGGTTTTCAGATCCTCGGCCTTGCCCTGCGCTGCTTCCCAATCGCGCGCGATCTGCTCCCAGGACAACCAGCCGACCGGCGAATAGAGTGCCGAAATATGAAAGCCGATCGTATGCGGGTTTTCCGCCGATGCTGTTGGCCGCCATTCGCCGGCGGCGAGCATGGCGGTCTTGTGATGCTCCTCGATCGGCGTGTCGCAATCCTCGCAATGGTAGCGCACGCTGCGTGGATCGCCCTTTTCCCAGATCAGGCGTTCGAATTTCAGCCATTGCATCGCGCCGCAATGCGGACAGGGCAGGAAAAAGCGCCGCTGGTCTGAGGCAGCATATTCCCGTTCAATCCGGCTGCGCCCGGCAATGGTTGGCGTTGAAACCAGAAAGGCCTTCCTTCGCCAGCCGAAAGTGCGTGCCCGGGCCTCGGCCAATGCAATCGGATCGCCTTCGCCTTCAATGTCACCAGGATAGGCGTCCACCTCATCCAGAAACAAAAACCTGGCCGGCATGGAGCGCAGCCCGACCGCGCTATTGGCGCCGGTCAGCACCAGAATGCCGCCGGGGAATTCCTTGGACAGCATGGTATTGCCGCTGTCCCGCGCGCGGGCTGGGGCCACGCGTTCCCGCAGCGCCGGCGTTTCCTCCAGCAATGGGTCAATGCGCTGGCGCGAGAAGCGCTTGGCCAATTCCACGGTCGGCTGCACCGCCAGCACCGGCGCCGGGACGTGATGCAGGACATAGCCGAGCCAATTATTGCCTGCTTCGGTATTATGCGTGGGAACCCAGCCCTTCCCACAGAGGTAAAGATGGTTGGGCGAATCAACCTCAATGCATCGCACAGGTACGCTATCGGTGGGCTCAATACTGATAATCCGCCGCCGTCTGCTCCGGCCCGGTCGACCATGAGCGATTGACCGCATCCGCGCCACCTTGCGCGACAAACGAAACATCGGCTCCTCGACATAGGCGGTCCAGGACACGCGCCAGTAGTCTTGGCAAACCCGGTCGTCACCATTGATCACTTTGCGGCGGGATGCGCTGAAATAGACATTCGGCTTATAGCCGAGGCTACGCAGCAGCTCGACCATTCCGTTGACCAACTTAGGATCAGCATTTGAAAACTCGCAGCGTTTACCATCCGGAGTGATGGTGCCATCGGAGTCCATCATGCCGCGGACCAGATCAAGGCGCTGGGAACGGCTCGCGCGCAGATAGGCGAGCGGGATATGCTTGTTCTCCAAAAGATCCAGCATGCGCAGCCGCGTGATGAACCGAGAGCGATGCTGAATGCTTGAAGGCGCTGTTACTCCGTCCACCAGCCGAAAGGTCGGATCAATGACGATATTCGCGCACCGGCCATGACGCCATTTTGGAAGGCGGAATTCGGCATTTACCCCACATGCCTGAAGGTGCTCCGCCACCTCGGCATCGTCCTCGTGAACACTGATGTGATTCATGATGGATGAACCATCACCAAGCCACATCCCAAGCACATAAGGATGGATGATAAGATCCTGCTCGGGCAATTCGGCGGGGGCGCAGCAATCAATAGCATAGCGATAGCGTGGGCCAGCACCGATACGAACCCGATGGATCATCTCATCCGTCCGCAGGATACGCTCGATCGGCTGCTCCGTGTCTGTGAAATCCCTGACGGGCCAGCGATGCTCACCGTCGCAGGTTATAGTCTCCCCATCTTCGAGGGTAATCTTGAAGCATTCGCGGCCATGGAATACGGGCGATATGCCGGTTACGCGACATGGCAGGCCAAGCTCGTCAAACAGCGTATCGCCCACCACCAGGGAGCCCATCGTGGCCCAGCCCGCCGCTGTCGGGATCGGCGTATCGATGGCGAGTGGAGCGCCCACCTGCGCGCCCTTCATGAACACAATCCGCCGCGCCGGATGCACCGCGGACAACGCATCCATCACATCGCGGAGATACGGCGTGCGGCTGGTGCGCCAGGGACCGGGTTCGGATGAGGCACGGCTACCCAGAATGCGATGCTGTTCCGCCCATGCCGAGACAGTGAGTTGCGGCGGCGGGCGCAGCATGGCCCCGGCACGGCGGCGCACATGTTCACGCGTGCGGCCTTCATTCGCCGCCGATGCCGGGAGGGTCGAAGCGATCGGAAGCCTCCGTCAGAAGCTCATTTATGTGCTGCTGTAGGATGGTTTGCAGCAGATGGGGCTCGACGCCGAGTTCGGCGGCAATGACGCCAGACACACGCGCGGGCCAATTAAGCAGCGCGTCGCGCATAGTGCTGGCGATTTCATCAATCGTCGCATTGGCAGTGGCGACGTCGAGCAGACGGCCCTTACTTTCATCGAGCGCTAGGCGCTGGGCTTCGACCTTCAGCGCGAGTTGCGCGACCTTCAATCGCGCGAAGGGCGTGCCCTCGGCCGCCGCGCTGCCAGCGAGGGCGGAACGCTGCGGGTCGGCGGTTTCCAAGAGCCTGGCGCGCGTCTTGGCGATATTCCATTGGCCGTCCGGTTCGCGCGCGATGCGGCCAGTGCGTTCGGCCTTGTGCATGGTGGTATCGCTGACGCCGAGGCGTCGCGCGGCTTCACGCGTCGAGGGTGTCAGTTCAGCCATGGCGGCGACCTCCCGCCGCGCGTTGGTAGGGGTTCAGTGAGTAGCGCGGCGGCGCGCTGCGTGGAATGCAGAAAGGGCAGCCTGCCAGTCGGCGTCATGTTCGGCGCCGATGCGCTGGAGGGGCTCGAGTATTATCTTCCGCCTGCTGTAGTAATCGCCCTGCATGCGTGCCAGCCACCCGGAAAGCCCCTGCGCGGCAAGGGCGTCGCTGGCGGTCGCTGTCTCTGTCGTGCTTGGCTCGGCGCGGCCCAGGGAGACATGCCGCCCATCAGTACCCAGCACGATCCAGCGGGTTTCAGTTTCTATGCGCATCATCACTCTCCGTCTTGCGTGACGGACGCTTCGCGCTGTGTTTCGCGCGAGCCAAGGCAATAAAGCGCCAGGGATCGCGATGATCCCTGGGCTTGGCAATCATTCATACCGCTGTGGCTGCGCAGCTTCATTCTGCTACGCGGTAAACAGTGTAGGACCCTTTCGCGCCCTGCTTGTTCGGGCCCACTTGGCGAATGCGCTCGGCAATCTCCACCGTGATTCCTTGGCGCTTTTTCAGTCCGGCAAAAAACCCGCGCACCGTATGCTGCGCCCAGCCGGTGGCCTCCGCAATTTGCGCCACGGTCGCGCCCTCAGGGCGGCGGAGCATCGCCAGCACCACTTCCTGCTTCGTGCCCTCGCGTGGCTTGCGTAGCGCGCCCGTGGCGCGTGCGCCGCGCCGTGAGAGCACGTTGCGCAGCATGTCCATCGCGCGCGTGATCGGGTCCTGTGAGGCATTGGGCGGCGGCGTTTCCTCCCAGGCTGCCAGCAAGCGTTCGGCGGCTTCCCGCAGGTTCACGCTGGCCATGTTGGGCGCCTCTGGCGCGGGGTGAACGGGCTGTTCCGTCACCGCGTCGTCCTGTTGCGGCGCGCTGTCTTCCCCGCGCTGCGGCGCCGTGTCGGGCGCTGCGCGCCCCTCATTCGGGTCAATGCCAATGGCGCGCAGCCCCTCATCCGTCACCTGGATCAGGATCGGCGTGCCATCCGCATCCTTGCGCCACACCATCGCCAATTGATCGCGCGGCGCAGCCACCTCAATCAGCAGGCGGCTTTTGATCAGGCTGTTCACCACCGCGCGGCAGGCAGCGACTGGCAAATGCTTCGGTGCAATCGCCAGCAAT